GAGCGGCGCAATGAAAACACGCTGCCCGTGCTGCGGCGCAACCCTCTCGCTCGATGCGCTGGTCGCGCACGAGGGAGCGCGTGAGGCACTGTCCGCCGTGTTCAAGCTCTCCGGTGCGCTCGGCTCGGCGCTGGTGCGCTACATCGCCATGTTCAGGCCTGATGCGCGCGAGCTGACGCTGGAGCGTGTGGCGCGGCTGATCAACGAGCTGCTGCCCGACATCCAGGCGCAGCGCATCCAGCGCAACGGGCAGGTGTTCGACGCGCCGCTGGAGGCGTGGATTTGGGCCATCGAGCAAGGGCTGGCCGCGCGTGATGCCGGACGGCTCAAGACGCCTCTCAAGAGCCACGGCTGGCTCTATGAGGTGATCAGCGGCTATCGCCCCGCCGTCGCGCAACTGGTGGACGGCACACCGGCGCTGACCGCTTCCAGGAGCGCGAGCAAGACGCTGTCGGGCATCTCTGCCCTGGAGAATTTCAAGCATGGAGGCAGATGAATGGTTCCGCATCGAGATCGTGACTGGCCTGCAAAAGCTGCTGGCGCTGCGCCTGGCGGGAACGCCACCGGAGGATGCCATCGTCGGCACGGCGGAAGTGTGGCTGGAAGCCTTGTGGCACAGCGGCACCGCCTGGTCGGAACACCTCGACAGAGAGCGGGTGCGCCGCGCCTTCCAGACGCTGTTTCGCATCTGCGACCGCTGGCCGTCGCCCAAGCTGTTGCTCGACAACCTGGGCAGCAGGCCACAACCGAAGGCACTCCCTACACCACCGGCATCGCCGGAACAAATCGCGCGTAACAAGGACAGGCTGCGCGAACTCATCGAAAGCCTGACCAATAACCTAACCATAAAGGAGCCTCGACATGGCAACCAAGCAAAAAGCAAAAGCGGCACCCTGGGCGTGCCAGAGCAAGGATCAGGCGATTGATGCCATTCGCGCACTCGGCGATGCGCAGCGCGAACTGACGCGTGTAGAGACTCATATCAATGACCAGATCGCGGCGATCACTGCGGAGCGCAAGGATGAAATCGAGGCGCTCAAGACTCGCATCCAAACGCTGATCGACGGCATCCATGTGTGGTGTGAAGCGCACCGCAACGAGCTGCTGGTGAGCGGCGGCAAGGAAGTTAAATTGACCACGGGCCTGGTGCGCTGGCGGCAGCGCCCCCCCAGCGTCAGCATCCGCAGTGTTGACAAGGTGCTCGAAACCCTGCGCGCGCTCGGTCTTGGCCGCTTCATCCGCAACAAGGAAGAACCGAACAAGGAAGCAATGCTGGCCGAGCCGGAGGCCGTATCCGGTATCGCTGGCATCACCATCGTCACGGGCGTCGAGGATTTTGTCATCGAGCCGTTTGAAGTTGAGGTGGCGTGATGAGTTCGAACGGAGGTTTTTCGACAGAAGATGCCTGGTATGAGGCATTGAAACTGATCGCGCATCGCCATCATGAAGAACGTCTGGTGCGCGACCGTGAAGCCTGGGTGTCGAACTGGCAGAACGAAATTCCAGAAGACGCCTTCTACAACGAATACCCGGAGTATCGAAATGAGTGAACCAATCAAATTTCACGTCCAGGAACTGCGCCCAGAGGTGATGGCCTTCGCGCTGCTGATGGAGCAACGCTTGCGCGATAAGGATGCGGAGAAGGGACAAAGCTGGAAGGAAATGGCTGTCAGCGATCTGTATGTGGGGGCGGCAACCAAGGTGCTGCTCATTGAGCGTGCGCTCTTCAACAGCGATGGAACAGAGGCGATGCACGCGGTTGACTGCGCTAACTACGCAATGATGATCGCTGACGTGTCAGGTCAACTGGAGTACGAAAAATGATCTCTGACCAACAGCTCGACATCGCCAACGAGTTGGCTGACGCAGCTTGCGCCCTCGACTGGAATAAACGCTACCTGCCAGACCGTTTGCGCATCGAATCCGAAAGCCTGGTGCGCGACATGCACAAGCTGGCGCAAGCCATCGGTGACGACCGTTTTGACAACGCAATCAATACCAACTAACGCTACACCAGAAAGGGCCGCTATGGACACGCAATGCAACCTGCTGTTGGAACGCCTCAAACGCGGCCCGATCACGCCGCTGGAAGCCTTGAACGAAATCGGCATCATGCGCCTCGGCGGTCGCATCTATGATCTGCGGCAGGCCGGGCATGACATCCGCAAGGAGATGGTCGAGGTTCATACCCGCAACGGCGGCAAGGCTCACGTCGCTCGCTACACGCTGCTGGAGCATACCAATGCCTAGCCATTCCGACCCGCATGCCGTGCGCCAGCGGCTCATTCGCCTCATCCACGTTGCCAAGCGCGACCTTGGGCAGGACGATGAAACCTATCGCGCCATGCTCATGGGTTGCGTAAAAAAGGATTCCACGTCAACCATGAACGCGCCGGAGCTGGAGCGCGTGCTGGAACGCATGAAACGCCTGGGCTTCCGCGTCAAGCGTAGCCGCCCGCTGGCGCAGGATGGCCAGAGTAAGAAGATTCGCGCGCTCTGGATGGAGTTGCATGAGGCCGGTGCGGTGCGCAACTCCTCCGAGGGCGCGCTGGCGTCCTATGTGCAGCGCCAGACCGGCGTTGCCGCGCTGCAATGGCTCGCGCCAGAGCAAGCCAGCACGGTCATCGAATCTTTGAAGCAATGGCTAACCCGTGTCCAAAGGAGGAGTAAATGAAGCTAGAAATGATGTCTTTCCCGGAGGGATACCCCGAGCTGCTTGAGCAGATCGGTCAGGTCATCTTCAAGCGGCTGCGAAACTGTGACATCGCGCATGAGAGCGCGACCAGCATGACGTTCAATATCACCGAGGCGATCCGCACCGAGATCGGCGGCGTGCAGCAATACATTCCGCGCGGGATGTCTTACGAGCTGTCGCAGCGTGATGAGAAAATCTGGCAGGAGTTTGTCGGGGACAACTACCAGTCTCTGGCCTATAAATACCAGCTCACCGAAATGCAGGTGCGCAACATCGTCAAGCGTGCGCGTCTGCGCGAACAATCTACACGGCAAGGCTCTCTGTTAGCCGATCAGAATTAAAACGCTTTAATCGCACCAGCGCGGTTCTGTCGGCACACTTGCCGACATGGAACCTAACACCCCATCCAATTCTCCTGGCACTTGTGGCGCTTGCGCCATCTGGACGCGCCACCCCGATCCGCGCATGCCGGAGCACGGCCAGTGCGGTAAAAAGCCCGCAGGTTATTACACCCACCAAACCAGTTCCTGCACCTTCCGCCCGGAACTATGGAGGGCGCGATGAGTCGCGTTCTTTCCCCCAACTTCATGCTGGACGAATTCATCCGCTCCGACACCGCGTTGCGGCGCGGCATCGACAACACGCAACCGCCGTTCGAGGTGTTGCGCAACCTTGGCTATCTGGCCGACACGCTGGAGCGGGTGCGCGCACAGCTCGGCACGCCCATTATTATCAGCAGCGGGTATCGCTGCCCGGCACTCAATAAGGCCATCGGTGGCGCATCCACCAGCGCCCATATGCAGGGGCTGGCCGCCGATTTCATCGCGCCGCAGTTCGGTAGTCCGCTCGACATCGCGCGCGCCATCGAGGCATCCCTGATCGAGTATGACCAGTTGATTTATGAAGGCAACTGGGTGCATCTGGCGATCTCGCGCCACGGATCGCGACGCCAAAGCCTCACCGCCCATTTTGACAGTGGCCGCGCCAGCTACACGCCGGGGCTGTCCCCATCCCGCAACACTTACGCATAGGAGCCGCCATGACTCAACAAGCCGTTGTCCTGACACCCAAGCCCTGGTGGCAAAGCAAGACCGTCTGGCTCAATCTCATATCAGCCCTGCTGCTGGCGCTGGAGCTGAAGTTTGATCTGCTCCAGCCGCTCGTGCCTGGCAATGTCTACGCCTGGATGTCTGTTGCGATCACGGTCGCCAACGTCATCCTGCGCGTGGTGACAGCTTCGCCGCTGGTGTTCGGCTTCAATAAGGAGGCGGAATGATCATGCCGTTTCTAGACCTGGCGCGCAGCCTGCCCTGGAAGCTCATCGGCATCCTGGCCATCGTCGCCTCGGTGTTCGTTGGTGGCTGCCATCATGGCGAGACATCTGTAACCGCAAAGTGGGAAGCCGAGCGCGCCGAAACCGAAAACAAGTTACAGCAGCTTGCTGCCAAACAAGCGCAGGCCACCACACAGGTGGTCACGCAGTACGTTGACCGCGTTCGTGTGGTCAAGACGCGCAGCAATGACATCATCAAGGAGGTTCCAATCTATGTTTCGTCTTCTTCTTCCTGCGATCTGCCTGGTGGCTTCAGGGTGCTCCACGATGCCGCCGCCAGTCAAGGCGAGCTTCCCGACCCCGCCAGAGCTGCTGATGCGCCCCCCGTCAGCGTTAAAGACGTTGCCGCCTCGGTCGCCGGAAACTACGCCACCTACCACGAAGTCGCCGAACAATTGATGGCGCTGCAATCGTGGGTTAAACAACAGGGGCAGGCGCAATGACGATTCAGGTTGATTTCTGGCAGATCGTGACTCTGTTGCTTGGCTTCATCGGCACGCTGGCTACGTTCGGCAAGATTTTACTCAAGCAGTTGGATGCCCGCATCGACCACCAGAACGGGCGGTTGGAAAAACTGGAAGCTCAACACAATGACTTCCTCACAAGACTGCCGCTGGAGTATCAGCGGCGCGAAGATGCCATACGCTTCGAGACTGTGCTCAATGCCAAGCTCGATGCAATCGGTGCGCGTATCGAGCGCCTTATTGAGCGCCCGACTGTTACACGTCGAGCGACGGATTGATTTCATGGAGAAGCGTGTATGACCCCTGATGTGGAAAAAGCGCGGCGCGAAAACTTGCGGTGGATCATCCTGCTTGCGTTGAACTCGGCGCAGCCGTTAGGAACTAGCGAAGCGGTGGTGTTATCGGCGATTCAGCCGATGCTGCCCGACATCACGCCGCTGGAGTTACGGCGCAACCTCGATTATCTGGAGGAGCGCAATCTCATCACCATTACTGGCCGCAATACGCAGCCACATTGGTTCTGCAAGCTCGACCGCTTCGGCATCGACATTGTTGAATACACCGTCCCGTGCGATGCAGGTATCGCGCGCCCGGTGAAATACTGGTAGCCGCTATGCCTCGACGTTCCAAGGTTGAGGGGCTTCCCTCGGACGTGAAAGCCTGGCTCGATCAGGCGCTGGTGAAAAACAATTTCAGCCAGTACGAATTGCTGTCCGCTGAACTTGGCAAGCGCGGCTACGAGATAGGCAAGTCAGGCTTGCACCGCTATGGCAAGGGGTTCGAGGAGCGCCTGAAAACCCTACGCCTGGTCACTGAACAAGCCCGTGCCGTGGTACAAGCCGCACCCGATGAAGACGGCGCGGTCAATGACGCGCTTGTGCGGCTGACTCAGGAAAAGATGTTCTCCATTCTGATGGAGATGAACGTCGACCCTGACGCGGTAGATCTGCCGAAGCTGGCACGCGCAGTTGCAGAGCTTGGTAAGGCATCGGTAGCACAGAAACGCTGGCAGGCAGAGGCGCGCAAGCAGGCGCTGACCGATGCAGCCAAAGAGGCTGGCGATGCCGCCAA